TGTTATTTTAACATTGCCCCCCAGATACTAGCTAAGGGAAACAACCTTAGTGCTGTTCAGTTGAGTGCGTTATTGTCACTCATGCGAGCATGGAAAGTCGTGCTGGTCGTTCTGATCACGACGTTAACCCTGAGTCACCTTTACCCCCAGTGGTATTTGATGACTCCGGTTACCACCTTGTCCCAGAAGATTCAAGCGGCAAGCGCCGGCGTGAGACACTCCGTAGGCGCATACCGCGAGATCGTGGAAGATTTGTGGAATCAGACGTGCAGTCTGATGGTGGAAGATCAGGCGGAGGTCGGCCTGTCGGGGCCGTTCGTCGAGAGCCACCCCTTGTTGAGGGTGGTAAAATGCCCATCCTGGTCCGTGAGGACGGGGATGGTTGCGCAGAAGGTTTGGTCGAATTTCACCTCAATCACTATGTCTCTCAGGCATTACGAAAGTATGCAGTATCCAAGCTTGGCTTACGAGTGGTGTCAGATCCACATGTTGGCATTGATGAACATGTCACACTCGTGTTGGAGAGGGAAGTTGCCCGATATGTCATTTGCGGGATTGTCGTCGGTCGCGTCCTTTACTGGGATAAAACAGACAGTCGTCTCATTCATGCAGGCAACATACGTGATATTGGTGGACCCGGTCGTGAATTTGGTAAGTACCTTTCAAGTTGGCGGCATAAATTGGGGCACTTACCTCGGATCTTTTATCATGGTTGCACTCCTATTGTTTCTGCTGCTGATGCGGGGCGTCCGGCGGGTGAGTGCACTAATAAGATCCTAGACTGCTTGGATAAGTGTGGTGGGGAACCGTTGTGTTGGGTTGCGAGTCACAGTTTGTACTATATACCCAAACATGATGTTGCCCTCGTCACACTCAGGACCCACTATAGGATTGGGTGGGCCTCATTCCATGTATTCCCAGAAGGTGCTCAAGGTGACTACATTGGTTGTTATGACACTGTCGAGGCACACTGGGAAAGGGTTGATCATGTGATTACTATGACTGCGCGTGGCAATGGTAATGCCTACGTACATTCAGATATGGCATGGCTCCGTGACACGATTTACAAATTCAAGGTTGATGGCGTTGAACACACACTGGCTTGGACTTGTTTGTCAAATTACGGGTCGAATTCCATATATGTTTTCTCCATCATTGATGGTGCTGCAGCCAATCGTGCGCCGCAACACCTGCCTACAGAGTTGGAGGGGCATATTGCTGATGCTGCGGGGGCAACACTCGCTAAGGTTCGCTCTATGGATGTGGACGAGAAGACGCTGCCTTTCCTCAATGCAGCTGCGACTCATGCGTTGACCACTTTGGTGCCAAAAGCATCATTGGGCGATGCTACTGAAGCGGCTGTTGATTTGGCGTTGACTCGGTTCGGTGATACGACGCGGTTGCAACATATTGCGTCGTTGTCCGGTGTTATTCGGGGTGTTGGGGCACTACGTACACAGGCAATGGCAGGGTATTCTTATACTAGCCGTTTGGCTGCCGAGGTGCAGCGTGGCGTGGATACGCTATTCCGGTGGCATGGTGTCTTGTGGTTGGCTATGGTTGTACTGGCGCTGTTGGTGCCGTGGGTTGTCTGGTGCTTGGTTGGGTCATATGTTCTCACCTGTTTGGCACTGGCTACTTACGCGTACTTCGCCGACGCCTCTCTTGCATATCCGCTGCCTCGCCCGCTGCTTGCCTACTGGTTACCGATACCTATGTGGCAGGGCTTACCTATCGAGTTACTCATTGGTTTGTTGCCAGGTGGTTGCATCATTAATTTTGTGATGGAGTGCCTTTTTGGTTCTGTGCTTGTTGCACCGCTCCACCTCTTGTTTCTTGGTGCATTTGGCTGGTTGCGGCATTTGTCGTATGATGTGGCGATTGAGGTTATATCAATTTACGATGTTTGCTGTGGCCAACGGCAACTGCAGCCAATGCGGGTTGGGTCTAAACTGCATGTTGGTGAGGGTGATTGTACCCCCCACGTGCGGTTGTTATGTTTGGCGTTTTACACGCCTTGGTGTTATCCGGTGGTAGCACGGCGTTGCATACACAACGAATTAGTTGGTTTACGTAATCGTGTATTGCTTGAGGTCCCCGCGGTTGATCCGGCTTTTTGGGCTTCTGCATACACATTGGTACTCCCACTATTGGCATGTGCACGCTATTGCACTATCACATGGGACGAGTGGTTGGTGCGCTTTCCTTTGCCTAAGCGGCGTAAGTTTGCTCCTTATTATGATGCGACGTTTAAGCGCACATCTTATTTTGTCACAGTCATGATCAAATTGGAGAAAATGCTTAAGGCGCACTCGTTGCCGACACACCAACTTGTTGTTCATCCAGACATTGAGTCGGATGTGGACATGTTTGACCCGCGCATCATTAGTATGCGCACACCCGAATACCAGTCACGCTTTGGACCATATTGCCTCGCAATTAGTGACACTTTGAAAGATTGCTGGAATATGTCTTACCATGTGTGTTATGCTTGTGGCATGACGTTGCCACAACTTGGTGCATGGTTGGACACTACCTTGGAGTTGTTTGATGAACCAGTGTTTTACACCACTGACTTCCATCGTTTTGATGCACACATATCTGTGGCGGCTTTGCGGTTACAGTATGCTGTGATGGCATTGGTGAGTGGTGTTAAGACAGATTTGACTGGTGATTATAACACTGTTGGTTTGTTTCCAGCTACTGGCACGCGTTATTGTGTCACTGGTACACGAAAGTCGGGCAATGCCGATACATCTGTTGGTAACAGCATCATAAATGTGGCTTTTTGGGCGACCGTGTTGCACAAGTTGGTTGTGCCATGGGAGAATGCCCGCCTCATTGTGATGGGTGATGACGCTGTTTTAGCCCTTAACCATTGCCACGTTAGTTGCGATGATATCGCCAACGCGGCGAAGGGGTCAGGGCTTGTTATCAAGTCACAGTGTCTGACAAGTGCACTGTTGCTGCGCTTCTGTTCGTGCTACTTTTATGTAACACCAACGGGGCGGCATCGAGCGGCGCAGTGCTTGGGGCGTTATTTGGCTAAGGCCGGATTTGCTCTTAATGCCCCCATGTCACATAGTTATCACATTCGTTGGCTCCGTTGTTTTACTCACTGTCTGGTTGCTGAGTTTGCACACGTACCTGTCATGCGTGCGTTGTGTCTGTTGATGTCCAGAATTGTGTTTGAGTACAACGGTGACTATGCTCACCTGTATGAGATACTGCATATTAAGGTCAATCTTGCGGAGTTCCAGATGGGGCTTGGTGGTGGTCATTCTGCCACCTCTGTTCCACTTGGCACCTATCATGCGTTGCCTTTTTCGCAGTTGGCGTTGATGTATGATGTCACTGTCCACGATTTGCTTGATTGCGAGGCTTGGCTTTTGCGCTTGCCTCATACATTGCCACTCCGTCTTGACCATTGGGTCTTACGGAGATTTGTTGATACTGATGTATGATAGGCCTTCGGGCCGGTGGGGGTTTTGATTAACCAGCTCTGCAACCTGGCGCCTCCCCAGCACGTCTGTATTGCACAATGAAGAAGAAAGGGAAATCCGCGAAAGCGCGCGGAAAACAACCGCAGAAAATGCGGGACGGTGCTCAGCGCACGATGACGCTGACAACACCGATTCGACCACCCGTGATTCCACTGGGTGCTCGCAGTCATCGTGAGCTTGGCCGTGAATTGGTATGGACCGGTGCAACAACTGGGACCTATGCCAAGCTCCTTGGGATGGTTGTTGCGCCATCGACAATTGGGCCTCGTGTTGCTAAACTTGGCACACTCTATGAAAAGTATCGGTTTAATAGCCTCAGTTTTGAGGTTATGTTGCAGGGACCGACTACGTCATCTGCCTCTGTCATTCAAGCGTTTGACGCTGACCCCGGTGACCCTGATCCTACACAGGATCTTGATGGGGTCAAGTTGATGTCGTCATGGAAACATACTCGTACGTCGACTTTTCTTGACGGGCAGAAGCATTTGATGCCGGTTAGGGTTAATCAGCCGGATGCAGGTTATTACACATCGTTTGATCCTGCTGGTGACTATCGGCTGTCATATTGTGGCCAGTACTATTTGTACGCGATAGCTGGTGATGCCAACGTCAATGCTTTGGTGTATTGTACGTTCGATGTCACCTTCTATGAGCCCCAGTTGGAAAACCCGATTAGTGCCATTTTCACCACCACTGTGGTTACTGGGCAGCCAGCACTTGCCAATGCATGGTCACTTGGCCATACTATGGCAAATGCTGCTAAGGTTGGTGGTGCTACTGTCACTATTGACTCACTTGGTGAGTGCCTGGTTCTGCAGCCAGGCGCTTACATACTGTACCAGTCTTACACACCTAGCATCGCGCCGGGTACGAATACTGGGTTCGGGCAGCCTGCTGTTGTAGCGATTCGTGGGTGGTATACTTTTACTGCCCTTACAACTGTCTACACTAGCGGTGCTATCGGTTTGTCGTCAACTACCATCACCTCCATCACTGTCGCTGCCAATTCACTCCTCACTTTGCGTGGGGTATTTGTTTCAGCGGCAGAGGGTGGTTATCCGACGGTGAACTGCATCCTTGCTAAGACTCACTAACGCAGTTACAGACGGCCTCGTGGGGGGTTTGAATACCACGAGAG